AGCCATCAGCGGGTCGGCCCGTCAGACTTGCCGCCGATCGAGCGTTGCAGCGGCACGCCACCCTCCGGCCTCGGCACGACACGCGGGATGGCTCCCCACTCACTCGTTTCGCTCTGCGTGTCTACCTGCAGCACCGTGCGCGGCGGCACATCCGGTGGCGAACTAATTGGTGGATCGTACGACCGGTTCATTGATGCCATAACGAAACTACTCCTTTCTGCGCCATCATTATGCGCCCGGCAAAGGCATCGTCGGTGGCATTGCCGGGGTCCCTTGAGCTCCCGGTCCCTGGGCGCGACTCAGCATCGCCTGCTTGGCGATCTGCTGCAGCAGCTGGCCGATGCCGGTCTGGGTAATGCCCTGGGTCTCCGGCCCGGTGTTGACGTGTTTCGACAGATCCGTGGTGGCTTTCAGTGCCGCCGTGTGAACCTCTGAGCCGATCGGCAGCTCGGCTGCTGCCATCTGCAGCATGCGGATCGCCTGAATGAGTTTGCTTAGGCCGCCGGCGCGCGTACCGGCACCCGGCGCGCTGGGACGCGGCCCACCCGCGCCGGGGAAACCCGGCGGCGGACCGCCGGGCGCCATCATTGGCCCGCCACCACCTGCGGCGGGACCGCCAGGAGGACCGCCCGGGGCACCACCGGGTGCGGGCGGTCCGGGACCGGCGTCGGTTTCTAGCGCGCCAGACATGGGTGAACCTACGGATTACAACCGGAACGCTAACGCCAGCCTAGCGCACGACGCAAGCCGGACGGTAACCGGTGACCGGCTAATGCGCCCTGCCACGCTGCCGGCCGCCGGTCTGCTCCGGATTGATGCCCCGGGCAATCATCGCCTGATGCTCTTGCTGGGTCTGCTTCGCCGCCGTCGCCTGCCGCTGGCGAAGTCTGGCCAGGATGATCTCTTCTCCGGGAGGGTGGAGCATCCTGACCAGATCCTCCGCGTCAATCGCCTGAGCGCGCGCCAGAGCGATGGCGATCTGCCGCGAGTCCTCGGCGAAGGCGGGCGACGCAGAGTGACTGTCTACCTCGATCTGAAACGGCTCGGGAAGCTGGGTCAGCAGGAAATCCTGCCCGCCATCGGTCTTGTAGATGTGCGGATCGCGGTCCTGCAGCAGCCGCACCGCCAGATAGCCCGAATCTGCCAGACAGCGCTCGATCCGGGTCGCTGGATCGATCAAAGCAGGTGAGCTGGTGCGCACCAGGGTCTGCGCGTGGGTGCCGGCACGCACGCCGCTCTCGCCCTGCCCGGTCATGATCTTGGAGAAGCCGCCAGCCTCGTCGAACATCTGCCAGAGGAACTCCAGCTCTTCGAGGTAGCCGGGCGGCGGCGGATCGACCAGCTTGCTGGCTTTGGCGTTCGGGTTCGGATCGGACAGGAAGCCGCCCTCCTGCATGATCTTGTAGTAGGCTTCCTCGGTAAGACCTTGAAACCCCGACAAAACCTGCGGAGCATTGGTGTTGCGGTCCCACATGAGCTTGATATCGCGCAATCGCTTGTTAACCAAGTCCTGCAGCATCTGCACATCGGCGATCTTGGTGCGGCCCCAGAAATAGCCCGGCGTTTCGTCCGCGATTACCTTGACGAACGGCTGGTGACCGGGAATGCCGGAGAGATTCTTCCGCGTGTTGCCGCCCTCGATCAGTACATCCGGATAGATCAGCTGCATCGTGGTCCAGTCGCCGTCGCGCTTCTCGTCGCGGACCCACAGCTCGCACATCTTGATGGTCTGCGAGATCTTGCGTTGCGGTCGCCAGGGCGAGGGGACCGGAAACACCTGGACGATGCCGGCGGCAGAGGGTGTCATGTTGACTTCGCCCAGCGGCCGCATCCCGCCGACCACCATCTGATGGTAATATGATGGCTCGTCCTGATCACGCTCCGAGGATTTACTCTCCAGCAGCTTCTGATAGATTTCCTCGGCCTTGGGATGACCGTATTCGCGCAACATGCTGCGCACCCGTGTCACGGTCGGATAGCTTACGTGGCAGAACGCCTCTTGTTCGTTGAGATCGCTGATCGCCTCGGACAGCACCCCGAAATTCACTGGGTGCAGCGGCACGACTTTGAAGCCGAAGCCGTCGCCGTAGTGCTTTAACAAATAACAGCCATTGATCAATGACCACGTGACAGCATCGCTGAACCGCAGATCGGAGTCGGTTGAGCGATAATCAGCCGTCAGCGTCTGGCTGACCGACTGCGCGCGTTCCAGTACTTCCTTGGGCTCGCTGCTGTCGAAGACAAGGGAGAATCTGACGTTGCTGGGCTGGTAGTAATAGCCGGCAAGGCGATCGATGAAGCCCCGGACCTTGTTATGGATGGCGCCTTCCACGGTGCCGGTGCCGGTATAATAATACTGCGCTGCCTTGACGTAGACGCCGGAGCGGTCCTCGGCCGAGGACATGCATTCATCGGCGAGATCGCGGGCGAATTCCTCGGCGTGTTTGATGTTCTCGGGGATTCTGAGCATTTACCAGACTCGCATACTGCGGCGTTTCGACAGCTCAATCAGGTCCGGCATGGTCTTGATTATGTCGAGGCCGGAGCCGTGCCTGAGCCGGGTTTCACGTCCAACAGCCACAGCCTGCGCCAGAGCGGCACCCGGCGCGGCCCATGATGACGTGTCCGGCGATCCGTCCTTGAACCGCACCTTGGGTTTGCCTCCCTCCCGTCCGTCCGCCTGTATGTCGGCGACGCCATAGTCCCGCTCCGCGATATCCAGCGCCAAGGTTGTCGCCTTGGATCGTATGCTGCCACCGATCGCCGGCGGCGCGAACTCCTGATAGGTGGCGCTGGCGCACATCGGACACTCCGGCGGCTCCGCGTCCCACTGATCCGAGGCCAGCTCCACCGTCATCATGTAGTTGCACTGCTCGCAGCCGTAGGTGCGGAGGATCATCAGAACCGCTCCCTGTGCTCACGCTGCCGGCGATTGAGGTTGACGAAGAACTCCGAGAACGCTTGGCTCAGCACGGTTCCCGCGTTCTGCGGCGGTCGTTCGCCTTTGACCACATCCCAGGTATAATTGCGCGCCACCAGTGCCGGACGGCGCCACTCCATCCACGCCCAATGCGCCAGCGCCAGAGCCTGCACCAGATCGTCGTTCTCGCCGGTATCCGGCCCGGCACCGATCCAGCCGTCATCCTCGATCACCGCCTGCATCTGCGTCACCAGACGGTGGCTGCGCAGCTCGATGCGCCGCAACATCAGCGAATCACGCAGCCCCGAATAGATCATCGCCTTGTTGTCGTGGTTGGTCTTCCAGTTGATGATGTTGCCGGCGCCCGACATCGAGTCCTGGCGCTTGTAGAGGAACCACCGGACATTGCCGATCATCGCCATGATCGGATCATCGAGCCCCGGCACCGCGTTCATCAGACCTTGTTCGGCAAGCTGCCGTAGATTGCGTATTTCAGGAAGCACAGCCGCACCAACGCCGGTGACTTCCAAATTAGCCACGTGATCACGGTAAGCGCCACACAGATGGGACAGCACCCAGGCCAGCTGATAGGTTGTCGGACGGTTGGTCTGGAATTCGGCAACCTGCACCACCCTGTCTGCGTAGCACCGCAGGATCTGAATCGCATGATCGTCGGCATCCTCGCTGCCTCCGCCCGACGGATCGCAGCCGATCACATAGATCCCATTCGGCTCCGGCGGCTCGTAAACCCGCAGCTGTGCGGTATCGCTCTCGCGTGCCTGATCGATGCGGCTGTCCAGGAATTTGTCGGTGAAATAGTAGGTATAGGCTTTGTAGGGCGGCCCGGCTGCCAGTGATTCAGCCAATTCCAGGGTGCGTTTGGCGGGGAAAAACCCACTCCCCGAGGCGATGAAGCATTCCCGCTCGTGCCACGGATAATGCCGCAGCATGTATTCCTCGGGCGAGCGCTCAGCCTCACGGCGCCACCACGCGATCTGCTCCGGCTTGATGGTATAATTATATTCTTGTTTGACATATTTCGCCCGTGCCAGCTCGTCTTCGTCCAGATGCCCGTCCCAGTAGATCTGATAGTCGGCATCGGTCTTCGGGATCGCGTAGGTCGGGTTGGCCCAGAAGCCGATGAATATGAACTTCATGTGGCGGTCTTTTTTGGCCTGCTGGACGAAGTTGTAATACCAGTTGAAGCCGTTCGCGATGCTCTCCCAGATGTAGAGGCGGTGGGGATTCTGGCGAGCGAGCGAGGCACGCAGGCTCTCGACCCCCGCGAGCGACCGCCATAGGCTGCACTCGGTCGCATGCATCATATTCAGCGCCCGCGAGGCGCCCAGGTCGTCATTGGCTGCGGCAGCCAGCATATCGATGACAGAGCGGTTGGCGAACGCGATGCCGTTGCGATTGTTCACGATCAGCCGGTGCTCCGGGGAGCGCCACGCCGGCGGCAGGGTCTCCAGCAAATTCGCGAAGATCCGCCTGAGACGTTCGAGATTATCGCCGCGATCGGCGATGATGGCGCCCTGCACGCCTGGATTAGCCAGTGCCCAGAACAGCTCGATGACGCTGGAGACGGTGGTGATCGCGACTTGGCGGCATTTCAGGATGACGAACTCGTGGACACCCTCGCTCAGCCCTTTCGCCACCGCGTCGATCACCAGCCGCTGCGACAGCCACGGCTCGACATGGGTACGGCCGGCCTCCTTGGTGTCGATCTCGACCGAGCCCAGCAGTTCATACAGGCCCTGCCGGAGCGTCGGCATCAGGTCGACAGCCGGAAAAACCTATGGTTGCCCAGCACCGCCACCGGTTCGACACCGACCGACCACGCCGGGCTCACCGCATGGGTATGGAAGTGATCGGCACTGTTGGTGAGATCGTTCAGCTCACCCGCGAGCGCCAGCTCCGCCAGCTCCAGGGCCACGCGGAACTGCGGGTCGCTCTCGGTCACCGCGAGCAGCTTCGCGCGGTTCACGTCGTCGGGGTTCCATGAGCTGAACTGCCACGGCGCCTGACAGACGCCGATCACGTCGCGGCCCCACCAGCGCGGGAAAGCCACCCGGCGCATGATGACGTTGGCCACCGCCTGCATGCCATGGCGGCCTTCGCCGCGCGCCTCGGCCCACAGCGTGCGGGCCAGCACATCGCGTTCATTGGTCGATTGGCTCACTGGATCATCCTCCCAGAACAGATGAAGAACTATAGTAAGTGCCCCTAACTCTCATGCGGGTTTGAACGCCAAGCCATGCGTTGCCAGAACCGCCTGCACATCGCCCATGGTGCGCGGGCCGATGCCGGGTAGCAACGCCAGTTCCTGCGCCGTCATGGCGGCGACCTCGCCGAGCGTCACGATGCCGTTGCCACGCAGGGCGGTCTGCGTCCACGGCTTGGCGCCGCTGTCCGGCCACACGGTCGTCTGGTTCATCAAGCCAGCCTAGCCAGCCGCAAAACCGCGCGAAAGTGCGCCGGAGGGTTGGCGCAGCCCGCCAGGGGTCCCTGGGCCACCTGCCCCGTGCCGGCCCTAGGAAGCCCGTACACGGCGTTCAGGGGTCTGGGTGCATTACCCCCCGCCGCGCCCCCCTCCCCGGCGCTGTACGCCGTGACCTGGATAGCTGGCGTGGCTGCCTGCCCGGCCGGCTGCCCGGCCGCTGCCCGGCCGGCACGCGACGGCCCGTGGTGCGC